GTGACGGCGCTCGTGATCCTCCTGCAAAGGGGTCATACAGCCGATGGCGCAGCGGATAATCTATATCGACGTCCAAGTGGTATCTATGTTCTGCGGATCACCGTTCCGGTTCGTTATCGCGCCCTGATAGGGCAGCGTGAAATTCATGCATCTACCCGCACAACCCACCTTGCAAATGCCAGAGCTATTGCCGCGCGTTTGCTGGAGAAGTGGTATGCGTCTCTGGAAGAGTTCAGGCAAGTGTATAAAGAGAAAATCAGGGGCAATGCTCCATTGTTGACTGGCGCAGGCAAAATCAGCCTGGCGTTGTTTTGCGATTCATTTGGGGTTGGGGTTGAGACTGTCATCCAGCATCTTCTGGCAGATAATGTGCCGCTCTATGCCCTTGTGTCGAACCAGCGTGGCTTTCTGATTGATGATTTCAGCACTCTTGAGCGTGATCCTGATACGCATGGGTTCGTTTTGAATAACATTGCGTATGACGGTGCTGAGGCTGCGGTGAACGGCTATATGCAGCTTTACCAGCCTCAGTTTGCCGTTGTTGAATTGCTGAACGGGCGAGAGGTTGAGGTTACGGCATTCAGGGCTAACAACGGCAATCCTCTTTCCCTCTGGTTGTTGGATTTACCCGGGGTGACGCTGAATGCAAGTTCTTTGTTCATCAACAACGTGCAGGCTGAAAAACTGCGTAGCGCTTGGGATAAGGCGCTTACGAAATCGGAACCGACATCAACCACTCCACCAAAAGCTTCTACAGTGCCATCAACAGCGCTTCCTGCGGTCGCTATCATGAATCCGTATTGCAATCCGTTGTATGCGAGTATGACGGTTTCAGCATTGCTGGAAGCGTTTCTGGTCTACAAAAATACGGGTGATATCAAGTTGGCCAGCGAGGGTAAAATTCGTTCCAGAATTGAACACTTCACGGAGATCATGGGCGATATGTCCTTGAGTGGGCTGGATCGTGATGTCGTGAAGGATTACGTCAATAGAATGCAGAATATGCCCGGCAATCTGTATTTAATGCGGCGAAAATACAAGATTTCAGATACGCATAAGCTGATTGAAACGGCGTTGGCTGATGGTCAGCCGGTCATGAGCCGAGATGCGATTGGCAGGCATATTGAATCACTGGGATCAATGCTCAAATGGGCTAAGAGCGAACGTTATCTTTTTGATAACCCTGCTGAGAATGTGCTGGCTCAGCGCCGCGTGATGGTGCGTGAGCAAGATCGCCGCGACCTCTTCACCGATGATGAATTAGTGCAAATTTTCTCGGCTGACTGGTTTAAGAAAGGCTCGGGAACGCCCAATCAATATGGACGTTATACGAGTTTTCGCCCGTTTCACTACTGGTTGCCCCTGCTGGCATTATATGTAGGCGGGCGAATCAATGAGCTTTGCCAGCTTTATCTGGCGGACATTCGCGTAGATAAAAACGGCGTTGTCTACATTGATTTTAACCTTGATGCGCCAGATAAGATGATGGATGAAGAGGCGCAGGCTGGCGGCGATAAATCATTAAAGACGGTGAATGCAATCCGTCAGGTTCCAATTCATCCGCGACTTATCGAACTAGGGCTGCTGGAGTATGTGGATGCGCTGAAAGCAGCCGGGTATGATCGTCTTTTCCCTGAGTTAAAGCACAACAAAATCAAAGGATATCGCGCCGCCGCCTCAAAATGGTTTAACGAAAACTACTTTGGCAAAATTCTTGGCTTTCCCCGCGATGGTAAGAAAACGTTCCATTCGCTGCGGCATACTTTTATCAATGCCGTAGACGAGTTTGAGATCAACGAGCGCACGATTGCGCAGCTTGTAGGACATGTTCGCGGCAGCACCACTGCGATGACAACCTATCGTAAGGATGCTGATGTGGGAGAGCAATTTGGCGTGATTTCGCAGCTTCACTACAATTTGCCTGATATTGCGCAGTTTGATTCGCAAGCGGGTATCAAGGCGGTCATCGACGCGCGGTGCAGACATAAATCGTAAGATGTGCCAAACGCACCAGGAAGCTCTGTGGCGCGTTTTTTATTAAGGGTAGTGGCATTTTCATAGTGCCAAATTTTGAGGTGCTTAAAATGCGTCTGGTGAATCCATATAACCTACGATTGCACCCGCAGCCCTTCCACGTTTTTAGTTGGTAGATTCATCACTGTTTTAATGCTGGTCTCTATGCTGCCAACGATGTTTTCGCGTGGACCGCTGTGCCAGTCATCGCTTGCGTAAAAAGCATTGAGAGCCGCAGCCATTTTTCAGCGCTGTCAAAGGTGCGAATGAGGTAGTAGCAATCCGGGTCATGAAGCGAGTTGCCAAACGAAACAACATCGATCCCATGGCGGCGGTATAAAGTGTCTGCTGAACTGACCGATAAACTAGTTACACGGATTGTTACGACCTGACATTGTAACCTTTCATGCATGGTGCTCGGGTCAATAAAACACATCTTACTGGGTTCGCTTGATCAGGATTTTTTGCCATGAATAAAAAGGTTATTTTTTTGTTGCTGTCCATTATCTCCTCTCCAGGTTTCGCCGTTAGCATACCTGACCCGGTTCCTTCAGATGCTTGCCATTTTCTTTCAGGAATGCCATTCATTAAAACTCCGTCAACCTATAAACCATATGCTGAAGGCAGCGAAGACTATACGTGCGGAACACCCTATTTTGAGATAGAAACGCCGAATAGTAGCGACACTATGAACAATAACATCGCTTACTACGTATCAGGTAATCAGGACAAAACAAAGAAATTGATGCTCATGCTTAATATGAATAATCAAGAGCCAAATGCCGTCAAAATTGCCCGAGGTTATTTTATAAACGGTTCATTTGAAATAATGAAAAAGATGTTTCCTCATTCTCCCGGAAAAGTTGCCGACATTGTTGGTTTACTCAGTGATGGGAAAGAAGGTGAATGGAGCGTCGATGGGTGGAAAGTCTCTTCAGTAAAAAAAGTCTGGCCTACTGGTAGAGGTTATGAACTTCGTTTCATCGTGACATCTGGCTGATTGTATAGGTGATGACATGCGCATTTAACCCGCCAGGAAGCTCTCTGGCGAGTTTTTTAAAGAAGGTAGTGGAAATCATGGCGCGGAATTTGCGGCGCTCTCATAGAGTTGCTAGCGTAGCCAAGTGAAACATGTTGCTTTCGAATGGAATAAAAATGCCCTGTGATAACCTGTCATAACTATCATTATGCGGCCACACATAATCCCAGATATAAAAGCTCAAAAACTTATTCGGCAAGTTTTTGAGCTGATGGCTGTTACCAGTCTTTTGCAGCAGAGCTACTTTCAGTCACGATCTCGCGTTTGTATTGTTCCACAATATCATTCAACGCTTTTTTGGCTTTTGCTTGTCCACCAACAGTCATATTTGGCGAATCTATGGCAGGGAACGCAATCCCGCTGGTTACATGGGCCGGACGATAAATGTGGATATCATCAAAGGTGATGCGAGCTTTATCATCCTTTGTGTCGATTTTCATAGTGAATTTATATCGAACATCTTCATTAGCTAAGCAATCATTAAAACCGTCACATGGGTATTTAACATTCCCCTTGCCAACAATCGAACCTTCTTCTTTATCGGCATATTGGATTACGCTGTTAGAATCAGTGAAGGCCTTTGCAACCCAAATTTTGGAACTACTGTAAAGTGCATCCTTTTTAACCCCGGGAACGTTAACAACACTGACTATACTACCCAGCGGTTGTTTAGCTGCTTCCATATCTTGTGAGGTCACACAACCTGTCAACACAGTAATACTGGATACAACCAAACTGGCTAAAACAGTTTTCATCATTACTTTTTTCATTCTATTTGTCCTTATCGCATTTTTATTAAGTGCAGTATGTAAATATGGTGCGGAATCAAGTCGGTTTCTCAAAACCGCAGGACAGGTCTCGCTTTTCTATTATCACCCGTAGTGGATATAGGCAAAAACAGCGACAGCAACGAGCGCGCCAAAACGTAATAACCCATTACGATGCTTGGTTAACCACTTCCGCTCGTAACGCAACGGCGTGTAGAAAGGTGTTACCCATTTAAGAAACTCTGCATTGAGGTTGTCCAAAGACTCTTTGGGCCCTTTAAGATTGCTGCCGACAATGTATTGGCGTCTTATCAAATCGATACGGCAGTTACCGATGTGTTCCCTTTCAGTTGTAAGCTCCGATTCATCAACGAAATCAAAGGACTCTACGAGAATTTGGTGTGCTGCCTGCAGATCTTTATGGGTGACAAAAGCATCACAGGTGATCAGGTCGCCTTGAGAGGTGAATGTCAGGAGATCAATCCCGTGAGTTGCTTGTAAATTATCGATTAGTTGTTGTCTGATGGCTCTATCAAATGGTCGGATGTATCCCCATTTCGGATCGATATCTCGACCATACTCCTCATAGCTGAAAAACTCGCCTTCAAGGGAAATCCCACCCCAATCAAAGCGCACATAACAATCCGGTTGGGCTTGGTAATAATTGGATACGGGCATAAGCTTCCTTGAGAAAGGAGATCAGAAAAATCCTAAGTAGTTAATTGAACTATGCGGGAGAGAATTTTTCAACAATGTTTATCTGCAAGTATAAGGATGATTTTGCCACCACCGAAGTTTTTGGACGCAATGCCTGAGAGGGGGACTTCCAAACCTAGGAGATCCACTTTCCCGCACCAAACTTATCCGGATGCATTTGCACCGCGAACCCGATGTAGTGTCACAACGTTTGGTTCGTGTTTGATTGAAAGGAACTGCCACCGATATACACCCTTAGCGAAGGTATGTAAGCTGATAGTTGAGTTGTTATATATACAGTTATTAAGAGAACTGCATCCAGACCAGCAGGAATGCGGCCTCTTTCCTGCTGATTGTCACTTTTTTCTGGAATAGGGGAGCGGGCGGCGGCTCAAACGTTGAGACGGCGTAAAGCACCTTTGACGGCGTTTTGCAGATCGCTAACAACCGCCAGATGAGAGCTTTCTTTCCGTAGGCGCTTGTAACCGTTGACCATCATCCAGCTACGTTTATCCCTACGTCCGATGTTATTGAAAGAATGCAATCCGCGCTCGGCTGTTGCGTCGTTCACCCTACGAACTGCGTTGATAGCGGTAAACCGGAACAAATCACCGTCAGCCATCATTTCAGGCTCTATTGGTTTGCGAAATTTGAACAGGTGAGCGAGGGTTTCAAATCGAAAGCGCTGCATGTCGCTAAGATGGTGAAGAGAGTAGTGAGTGAGCGCAGCACCTTTTAACGTGACTTCAACACGAGCGCGTTGCTCTTCTACAGGTAATTTCTGATCGTTGTCAGTGCGTTTGTGGTAGACCTGCCACGAGATGTTGTCCCACTTGTTACCAGTCCTGAAGTTTCGATATGGAGTAATACGTGTTCCGGGGAAAAGGTAGACATTTTTCCACGAAGCGGGATTGAATTGCCTTGGTCTGGTTCCGTTACTAAACAGGCTTGTCTGGAGCCGATAGGTCATTGCTCGTGTCGCTGATACTGACCGTTGTTTATGCCAGAAATCGCAGAAAACTTCGACTCCCACGATTTGTGGCTCACACGCAAATGGGAAACGGTTTTGCAATTGCTTGAGTGCAGCTTCCAGCTTCCCGCCATGGTTTGCCAGTAGATCACGGAAGCAAATCCGAAAAGTATCGTTAGTGCTGCTTATCGTAGGTTTTACCCACGTTTTAACGTTGTTGTCGGGACGGGGGGCGCATGATGACAGCTTTGAGATACGTAGACCGCAGGGTTTAACCCAGAGTTTTAATCCGGTGATTTTAAGTAATTCATCCTGAACGTAGCGATGCTGGGTCAGTCTGGAGAAGCTGATCTTTAAGTCCAGCCAATCGATCCCGGCTGAAACCTTAAAGGATTTGCGTTCTGCTTCAGCAGCTACGTATTTTCGACTCTTCATAGTGCGACCTTATTGAAGGGAACTTCAAACCGGCATCAGGGTCGTTCGAACTGAGCAGATTTGAGAACATTTCGAGCACGGTAGCACAATGGATTTACGATAAAAACCTTACTTATCAATATACTGCGTTCATATTCTGAACGCAGTAGTCGTTGCTAACTTAAGGGTATGAGAACACTGTCATTTTTCATATACAGAGGATGTTTGGGTTCACCTGTGGCGTTTAAGACAAAGCACATTGTGGTTTCTGGTAGCAACTGTCGGACTACTGTTGAGCGCTTGAGATGTCTGCCTTCGTTGCCCCATGCCGCCACTACCAGACCGGCACCGGCAATAAGCCTTATCAGATGGCTATCGTTATCTATACCAATGGGATCAGGTGCTTTCATCATTTCATGTCGCTGGGTATGAACGAACGCGAACAGGTTGGCCATGTATACCCCGCCGTAGCCCCAGTTTTTGGCAAACGATATGCAGCGGCTCAAGGTGCGATCATCGTTCTCAGCATCGGCATATGAAGGGTTTAGCCCGATGAAAAGGGCATATGGTTTTGATTCGTCCCAGACTCGTGATAACGAGTAGCGATACTGGCCGCACGGTGAAAAAATCGCGTCTTTAATCATTCCAGTTGTCCTTATGAAGTGATGGTTTCAGCCTAACATTTCTTTATCCGTTTTAAGCGCCAACAAACGACCGTTTTCTGGCACCTTTCAATCATGCGCTTTAATACTGTTGGAAAATTAGCCTTGGCTTTTTTGGCAGGCCATCCTATTTTCATCACCGTTTTCCGGCAGGGGCCGGATGAGGAGATGACTATGGCGATTTTTGGCTACGGGCGTGTTTCGACATCGCAGCAGGATACTGAGAACCAGCGTCTGGAACTTGAGCAAGCTGGATGGACTTTCGACTTTTGGTTTACTGATGTTGTTAGCGGGAAGGTTCCTGCGGTGCAACGCAAAGCGTTTTCTGAAATGCTCAGCAAAATCCGCGATGGTGAAACATTGGTAGTTGCAAAACTAGACCGTCTGGGACGTGATGCGATTGATGTTCTGCAAACGGTCAGAAAGTTGGCAGATCGAAACATCAAGGTTATTGTCCACCAGCTTGGCACGACTGATCTCACCTCCGCTGCGGGTAAGCTTCTGCTGTCAATGCTGGCAGCGGTTGCAGAGATGGAACGTGACCTGCTGATTGAGCGGACCCAGGCTGGTTTGTTGCGGGCAAAAGCCGAAGGTAAGAAACTGGGAAGACCGCCGAGAATCGCCCCAGAAGACCGTAGAGCGATTACCGAGAAAAAGAATAATGGAACCAGTGTCAGTGCTTTAGCGCGCGAATACGGCGTTTCCAGAGCAACTATTACCGCAATCTTTGATTAATCTTGAATTTTTTACATACCTGATTGGCAGGTTTGATAAACCAATGCTTCAACTTCTTGCGGTTTTTTTGCGGCCATGTCTTTGTAAACCATGCCAGCAAGGGCATGGGCAAAAACAATATTACTCTCAGTGATGCCGGGTTTGCCTCTGAGATCTTCAATTTGTTGTTGGTAGACAGAAATTAGGTTGTGCTCGTCTCGCCCGATGGCAATATTTTTTGCCATCGTTGACCATGCAGTGCATACAGTATCGTTAGCATCTCTCTTCAACGAGCTTTCCAGCGCCTTATCACCTGTAATGGCATGCTGCGCCCACGCTGAATTGTTGGCGATAAACTTTTTGGATCCGGTCGCAATACCATATTCGATGCGAATGCCATTATCGTGATAGCTACCGTCAGCATCTTTAGTCGCTAGCTTTAGAGATATGCGGCAACCGGGGAGCGTTTTGTGTTCTTGCACCGAGACAATAACGGTGTCCGTATCGCAATCAGCAAAGCTGTATTCGGGGTTAACGTAAGTGTTAGTTTTGATGAGCAGCCCGGTAAGTCCGTTTTTATAGCCTTTTGCCGGCAGCGTTTTGAAGGCGCTGCGATCACCCTTTTTGATCGCTTCCCGGAAGTGATCCATACCGATGCGCGTCGCCAGTTGATCGATGCTTTCTGCTGCATAAGATGCAGATGACGCAGCGATTAACATAATGGTCAGCACAGACTTGGCTGAAAAACCGGGCTTATTAAGCCGTGTTTTTGACATATTGTTATCCCTCAGAATCCACCCCAGCGGTGTCAGTTATCGCATCATAGACGATTGATTCAAAATGTCACTATTGGAGCGTGGCTCTTTAGTGGACATCTGCGCAAATTCAGGTCATGAAAATGACCCTGAGAAAACTGTTTGGACAACGAGTAAAAGAGTTGCGCATTGCCACCGGATTGAGCCAGGAAGCCTTTGCTGATCGGTGTGGGTTTGCACGTAGCTATATGAGCAGAATTGAACGTGGTGGCTCTAATGCGTCTCTGGACGCGATTGAGGTGCTGGCTAACGCTTTGAGCGTTGAGCCGTGGCAGTTATTAGCGTCTGGCTCATCTGAAGATAACGACTCGGAACTGTTGGTTCCATACGCGGCCGATGGTTCCTGTTTTCACCCCGGTTTGGCGAGCATCCGTGATGGTTCGTTTGGCGTAGGTGATAAAGCGGCTCAGAAGCGTTTTGGCACGTTTTCTGAAGCTCTTGAGTATCTCCGTAGCATGGAGACAGCAAAATGGCGTAGGCCCAATGCCAGTGGCAACTGGGGTATTGTTTCGGCGGTGCGGTGGGGCAAACTGAGAAAGTGAAGTAAGTGTAAGTTTATAAATTCTGGATGCTGTATTAATGAACAGACTTCTTTGGCAAAAGATGAGACACCTATGAATCAGTCTTACTCTTCTATAAGAGTCGACAAAACATCAAAATCCAGGTGCGTTACGTAGGCGTTACAGTGGCATTTCACTTCGGCAATGGAGAGTGTTTTTGAAAAATAATCATTTAACATCATATGATTGGATAAATGCGCTGAATAATCTTGAGTTGCTTTCACTTCATTCCGAAATTTTAACGCAGTTGCGTTCTAGAGGTGTCATTCGCACCAAGAATAATCCTGTTGGTGACTATGCTGAATGGCTGGTTTCTAATGCACTGGGTATGACTCTTCTCAGTAATTCGTCGGCGGGTGCTGATGCCATTGATGCTGATGGCCTGAAAGTGCAGATCAAAGCTAGGAGAGTTACGCCGGATAATCCTTCCCGGCAGCTTAGTGCCTTGCGTAACTATGAGGCAGCCGATTTTGATTATTTAATCGCGGTTATTTTCGATGAGACTTACAACATTCTTGATGCTTACAAAATCCCACATGAAGTAATACGAGATTATGCACGGCATAGTGACCACGTTAACGCACATATCGTTAACCTCAAGGGCGCGATTCTTACTGATCCCCGAGTTAGTTCCATCAAAGAAGACTTGATTGTCAGGAGTTCGGCTTCAGTCAATGAAGCGGCTATGCAAACCCTTCCACCCGAACCTGTGGAAGAGGTTTTGAATCAACCAGAGAAGATAACGAGTAGTGTTACCCTGGTCAGCCTCCTTAAGGCTATTGGGATGGAGTGCTTCGTAAACTACTACCATCATTTTGCCGATTCAAATTTACCAAGCGCTTATATCATTGAGCAAATGCACTCACGTGAGGGTTATACAGAGAAAAGTTGCCGGAGCCGTCTCAGTAAAGCGCGAAAAGTGATCAGGGATGGTTTAAGTATTGAGGCTTTGGCGTTGATCGCTGACTCTGAGCGAATGCAAGATTCTGTCAGAAATGACGCGCTAAAACTTATCAGCGTTCTGGAGTGAAGCGGTTTGCAAAACGTTGTAGTTCCTCCTACAAAATCCTCCTACAATGCATCACGTTATTTGTTAATAAATCCATGGGATTACGAGATCTTTGGAGCGGGGGTGATTTCCCTTCGCCCGCTCCAGAATCCTCTCCAGACTTTTTATCTGTAACTCACTTTTAACTAAGCGATCTTTGCACGCCTCACACGTCATTATTAACCTCTGATGTAACCCACTGATAAATTTACCACTACTGACAATGTTTCAGTCGATATCGACTCGTCTTACAGGAAAGGGGCGAGCGCCCCTTGATTCATGCATTCAGTAAAATTAAAGGTCGACTAAAGCGCTGACGTTTTTCCTGCGCTCTGCCGGTAAGCGCCCCGCTGGATCGCCCGGCTTTACGCTGTGTTCCGGCAGACAGTGGTTCATTATGCGTTTCCCGCAGGGCGGGCAGGCGGGTGGCTTTGTCTACACGGTTTTCTGGCTGTCGCGCTGTGTTATGCACCAGTGACGGCGGTATCTCACCGAAAATCTCATCCATTATCTTCTCAATCTTTTCTCTTCCCTGCGCTGCCATGCGGCGTCGCTGGTGTCTGCGTGCCCGTGCGTTATCGGCGTTTACGCTTGCGCCAAAGTGAATATCTGCCATTCAATCCTCCTTTTTGAATTACAGGCGCGTTACGCGCCGATTTACTGTTAATTAATACAGTAAATATAGATAAGGCGATTGATGGTTTCAATCTATAAAGCGATGGGTTATGTCAGATAAAGTGATTGACACCCGGCGGATGCGGGTTGAGCGCTTAACGAAAGCGATAAGATACGCCGAAGAAAATTGCTCCTTCGGCGTGAGCAGAAATTAGCCGTGAAATTTATACGCGCGGGACTGGCTGACCAACACCTTAGCGCGAATGTTTAATCCTGATTCTTCAATGTCGGTGATATACCAGGTTTCATATTTTTTGTTATCTGAGATCACCGCCAGGCGCTTATGCTGTAGCTGTAACCGTTTGATATAAAGATAATTATCAAGCGTGAAGATATAGATACCGTCGCCGTCGAAAAAGTCGATGCTTACGTCAACAAAAATTTGATCGCGCGGCTCAAAGGTGCCGGACATCGAATCGCCGTTCACCGCAATCATCTTAATATGATCCGCCGGGCGGCTGCCGAACAGCGAGCGCGCCTCTTCTGAAGAGTACTCAATGGATTTTATCGTCTCGATAAACTCGTCGCGAATCATCACGCCGCTGCCCGCGCTTGCGCGTACATCAAACACTTCCACACGATAAACATCTTTGCTCGCAGTGACTGTTCCGTTACGCTCCGTTGCAAGCGGGCGCATCAGGCCCTGGCCATCGGCGAGCCACTCAGGGCTGACGCCCAGTACTCGCGCCAGCGCAACCGTATTGCGCGAGCCGTTCGCCCCATTGAGCAACTTATTGACGCTACTTTGCGCCATGCCGACAGCCTTCGCCAGCGCACCCTGTGTATACCCTGCATCTGCCATTGCTTTCGCAAGGCGATCGGAAAAATTCATTGTCAGATCCTCGTGGCTTCTGACTTAAGTGTATCGCCTTAGCGATTTTATGACAATAAATAGAAAAAGCGATTGAAAATCGATAAAGCGATTGATAATATGAATCTGTCGCCACGAAAGAGCGCTACGAAGCCTCTTCAACCCGACACCGCTCTTTAACAATCCGGGCCGCCGACAACGCGGTATTGAACGTGACTGAGAAGTCACACGTCTGATTCCTCGTAAGAAGAATCTGGCACAAATACCCGCTACGGGCTGCCCGGAGTGTTTCTCCCCTGCCGCCTTTTATCGGGTTTTCCGAAGGCGCAGGCTCATTTTCCCTTCGCTTTCGGTTGAGCGGCGCGTCTGCGCCTTTGAGTCACCAGCACGCCCGGTAAAGGGCGCAAGGGGGAGCCGTGCGTAAAACATGGTTTTATCACCATAATCTGACCAGCCAGCAGGCTGATGAACTCATTTCGTTATATCAGGCGCGGCGGGTGGAAACCGTCCGGCAACTGAGCGCCGACTATCTGTACTGGATAGTCGCGGCGTTGCTGCCCGAGACCCGCCGGGTTCCGAAAGTCGACAATCGCTACCGGCACCGAATGTGGCTGTAGCGTCTCTTATCTTTCTTCCCATGAAGGGAGGCATCAATGAATACAGGAGAAGGGCACGCCCTGACATATGGGTGGAGTGCGCTGCTCGGCTTTTTTGCTGTGCTTTCGCTTCAGGATTACGTCTTCATTCTGGGGGCTGCGCTCTCTGCTTTTTTCACGATTAAGACCTACTACGCCAGACGCCAGGCACAACAGGCGCGGCTGGCTGAGGAGCGTAAACGAACCGCGCTTCTGAGGCAGTATCTGAAAAGCGCAGCGCAGCCCCTGGCTGCTGACAGTCGGGCGATAGCTTCTGTCTTTAACGAGGGCGCCGAGTGCGCGGAGGTGCGTGATGAAAATGCCTGACGCGCTTCGCAAGGCGCTGATTGCGGCCTCAGTTGGCGGGCCGGTAGCGATAGCCAGCGTGTTTATTGAGTGGCAGGAGGGCGTGTCTCTCACGCCCTACCCGGACCCGGTGGGTATTCCGACAGTCTGCGCCGGTGTGACAGGCGTGGATGTCGTCACCGATAAAACGTACAGCGATCGCGAGTGTCGGGCATTGCTTGCAAAGCATATGCAGCCGGCTGTCGAGGCGGTAAATCGTGGCGTTCGGGTGACGCTTAATGATTACCAGAAAGCCGCGCTCTATTCATTCACGTATAACGTCGGCATCAGAGCCTTCCGCCGTTCCACGCTACTTACGAAACTCAACCGTCACGATCTGAACGGTGCCTGCGACGAGCTACGTCGCTGGACATGGGCGGATGGGCGTCAGTGGCAGGGGCTTATCACTCGTCGGGAAATGGAGCGACAGCTATGTTATGGCGCGCCCTGAAAAGCCGGCAGTTTCCCTGGCTGATGCTCTTTGTGCTGGTGGGAAGTTTATGGCTCGCCTGGCATCACACCCGAAGCGAGTTGAAAGCATCCCGCGTCGCACTCTCACTTGCACAACGTCAGCTTTCACTCACTCAGCACAGCCTGCGCCAGACGGCGCAGCTTGATGCCCGTTACACCAGAGAACTTAACCATGCACGGGAAACCATCGATGCGCTGGAGCGTAATGTGGCTGCTGGTCGTCAGCGGCTGCGCCTCAACGCCGCCTGCCTGCGTACCTCCGGCTCCACCGCCCGCGTGGATGATGGTGCCGCCCCCAGACTTACTGACGCCGCTGAACGGGATTATTTCCGTCTCAGAACCGCTATCGCCGTCGTCACGCGCCAGCTTAGCGGCCTCCAGGAGTACATCAGACAGGAGTGTCCCGGTTACCTCACAGAAGGAGTAGACAGTGAGCAATGATACCACTGCCGCGGGGTGGCTGACGCCCACCGGCTCACCGCCCGCCTGGGAGAGCGCGCTTAATCAAACGCTCGCGCAATGGATAGCGGGTGTCAGCGGTTTGCCTGGGACTGCAATAACGCCGCTGTGGCAAGACAACGCCACGACGCCGGATATGCCAGGCTGCGCGTTCGGCATTACGGAGATCCACGCTGCGCCACCGTACTGGGCACCACTTAACGCCGACGACGATCTGCTCACCGTCAGCGAGCAGCTTCAGGTGCAGTGCCTTTTTACCGGCACTGACGCCCCTGCCTTTGCCACACAGTTTCGCGATGGCATGGCGGTGGCACAGAATCAAGATGAGCTCAATCGGATGGGGCTCGCGGTTTGCGCCTCTACCGCTATTATCTGCGTCTCCGAGCTTATTGATAACCAGTGGCAACGGCGTTACCGCATGACGGTCTCCCTGAGTCGCATTTATACCCGCACATATCACATCAAATCCCTGGCGACCGCTCAGGTCGCTTTCACTGGAGAATAAAACTATGTCACAGGGCTTACCTGTTTCTGACATCGTCAATGTGACGGTGAGCATGGCCGCGCGCGCGGCACAGACCCGCAGCTTCGGTGCGCTTCTGGTTGTTGGTGCAAGCGACATCATCGACAGCGCCGAGCGGCTGCGCGTCTATTCGGATATTGGCGGCGTGAGTGCGGATTTCGGACTGGATACGCCTGAATATCAGGCCGCCAGCCTCTATTTTCAGCAGGCACCGCGCCCGACACGCCTGTGGATTGGCCGCTGGCTGAAAACCGCTGCCGCTGCACGGCTGCGTGGCACTATCCTGACACCAGAGCAACAATCGATGGCGCGGTTTACCACCGTTTCCGCTGGCGGCATGACGCTGACGGTTGATGGGAAAGACAAGGTGCTTTCCGGCATCGACCTGACGAAGGAAACCACCCTGGCTGGCGTCGCCGCGCGTATTCAACAGGTACTGACCGGCGCGGTTATCCGCTGGGACGCCAGTGCGGGGCGCTTCGTTGTGGCATCATCAGCGACAGGTGATAACACCGCCGTCGGTTTTGCCAAAGCGCCTGCAACCGGCAGCGATCTTGCCGCGCTTCTGGGACTTAGCGAAAGTGCTGGTGCCACGATGGTGGCAGGCGTAAGCAACGAAACGCTATCAGCATGCGTTAGCACGCTGGCGGCGCGCTCCGGTGACTGGTACGGGCTGGTGGCGGCAGACGTCGACGTTACTGCTGAAGACGTACTGGCGGTTGCGGATGTGATCGAAGCGGATTCCGTCGCGCGTATTTTCGGCCACACGATCGCCGACAGCCGCGTCCTGGATGCCGCAAACCATGATGATGTCGCTTCAAAGCTTAAAGCAGCGAAACTCGCCCGGACGTTTACGCAATACTCCGCCAGTAAACCGTTTGCGGCCGCCTCGCTGTTTGGACGCGCCTTTACGGTGAATTTCAACGGCAATAACACGGCCATTACGCTCAAGTTCAAACAAGAACCGGGTGTTACTGCTGAAAATTTGTCGCAAAACGAGGCCGGCGCACTGCGCAGTAAAAACTGCAACGTTTTTGTGAATTACAACAATGACACCGCCATTATTCAGGAAGGCGTGATGAGCAATGGCGATTTCATTGACGAACGCCACGGCCTCGACTGGCTGCAAAATTACTTGCAGATCAACCTCTTCAATCTGTTGTACACCAGCCCCACAAAAATTCCGCAGACCGACGCAGGCGTCACACGCTTGCTGGCGAATGTCGAACAGTCGCTGGATCAGGCGCTCTCAAGTGGGCTTATTGCGCCGGGCATCTGGAACGGCGGTGACATTGGCGAGCTTGCCTCCGGCGATACCCTGACGAAAGGGTATTACGTTTACGCATCTTCCGTCGCCAACCAGGCGCAGTCGGATCGTGAAGCACGCAGAGCCCCGGTCATTCAGGTGGCCTGCAAACTGGCGGGTGCCGTGCACTACGCTGATGTTCTTATCAACGTCGTTCGTTAAGGAGCAACTATGTCTGGTTATTCATTTCTTGATGTCACTGCAACGCTTGCCGGCCCAACCGGCGTTATTGATCTCGGTAGTGGATCTTCCGTTGCAGAAGAGGGGATCACGGTCACCATGACCGGCGCGAAAAACACTATGACCGAAGGCGCTGATGGCGAAGTGATGCATAGTCTGCGTCCGGGGAAAAGCGGCACGATTAGCGTCAAACTACTGAAAACGTCGCCTGCCAATAAAAAGCTATCGCTGGCATATAACGCGCAGACGCATTCTTCAGCACTTTGGGGCAACAACGTCATTGTTATCCGCAACGCTGCGTCCGGCGATATCACTACGGCGCGTTCTGTCGCCTTCCAGCAGATGCCGGAGTATGCCAACGCCAAAGATGCGGGCGTGGTCGAATGGAAATTCGATTGCGGCAAAATCGATCAAGTGCTGGGGGAGTTTTAAACCATGGAAATCACGATTAAAGGCGCGAACTACCGTATCGCGAAGCTTAGCGTGTTCGACCAGTTGAAAGTCTCCCGCAAGCTGCTACCGGTTCTTGCCGGGATGGCGGCAGATTTTCGCGAGGTGCAGTCGTCGGTAAACAGCGAAGGTACGCCGTTTACCGCACTACTGCCAAAGATAGCCGAAGCCGTCAGTGCGCTGAGTGACGACGACTGCAATGCTATTCTGCACCCCTGCCTGGCGGTGGTATCGCGCGAGCATATGAATGCCTGGGTGCCAGTATTCCGGCATGGCGAGATGGCGTTTGACGATATTTGCCTGATGACGCTGCTGCAACTGACGGCCCGGGTGGTGGCCGATTCGCTGGGAAATTTTTTGCAAGAACTCCCCGGCGCGCCGACGTCCGGGGTGGCTGCGGCGTAACGCTGGATACCTTGCCGGGCGGAGAAGAGTACATCCTCCGCCCGGCTGAGGCTTTCCGAATCGCCTGGAGCGATCTGAAATCTGGCACCGTGGATCTGTGCGATATCGCGCTCATGAACGACTGGCTGGATCTGAAAGCAGATAACCGGGCGCGCCTGGAACGCTGGAGGGAAAACTAATGGCCATAGAACTGGTGCAGGCTAACCCGGATGCCATTGCCCGCATGGATGAAGCGGGCCTGCAAAATCTCGACCAGGTAGTGACGGACGTGGCGGCGGGCATGCGCAGGTTAAGTCTTGCCGTCGCCCCCGTTATCGCGGATGTTCTGTCTTTTACGACACAAACGGCGCGAGGTCTGGATGAGCTCTGGCGTGCCAGCCAGCGCAGCGGCGCTTCCGCTGAAGGAATCTCTGAGCTGGGGTACGCATTTAAGCAGGCGGGTGTGGATGACGAAAAAGTGCAGGCATCGCTCGTAAACGTCAACAAACGGATGCAAAACGCAAGCGGAGCGGGCGGAGTGTTTGGCTCGCTTGATATTAATACGCGTGATGCGCAGGGGAATTTGCGCGATACGGCGGAGGTTTTCGAGGCGCTCATTAAGAAACTTGCCGCATTACCGCTGGATAAAGCGCAACAGTTTTCAAAAGCGCTCGGCATCGACGACGACACGCTAAACGCTATGAGGCACGGTTTTAGTGGTTATCTTCAGGATTACCGTAAAGCGGCCTCGCAGGCAGGGTTCGACGCCAGTGGCTCTGCCTTATCCGGACACCGTTATATAACGGCTGTTAACGGCCTTACCACCGTGCAGAATATCGTGACCCAAAAGGTGGGTGGTGAGCTCGCGGCAGGGCTTGCCGGGCCGCTTGAAAAACTGCTCGGCAAAGTGACGGATAATCTGCCGCAAATCATGGCGGTAACGGACAAGGTGGTCGATGGGATAGTTATCGCGCTGGATAAGCTCATTACCATTGTCAGCAGCGTGATAGACGCGGTGGGCGGCATCGTCACGCTCTGGGGCCAAATCGATACACAAAGCCAGATAGTGATAAGCGTGCTCAGCGGATTGCTGGCCGCGTGGCGCGTGCTCAACGCGGGCTTTTTGGTAACGCCGATAGGCATGATTCTCGGGCTCGTCAGCGCCCTCGCGCTGCTTTGGGACGATTACCAGAAGTGGAAAAGTGGTGCCGATAGCCTGATCGACTGGTCAGTATGGGCACCCGGCATCCAGGATGTGCTGAAAGCCATCGGTAGCCTGAAAACGGATTTTCAGTTTCTTACCGACAAAACTGTTGCGCTCGGCGTTGCGCTTGGTGAGGCGTTTTCGGCCTTCATGCGATTGCTGAATATCGATACGTCCAACTTCAGTGCGAAATGGGTTTTTGAGCAGATCATAGAAGGCGTTCGCAGCAGTATCCGCGTGCTGGGATCGCTACTGGATGCGCTTACCAAAGTAACGCAGGGCGATTTTTCCGGTGCCTGGGACTCGCTTCAGGCGGCGGCGGTCGCCTTTGCCCAGCACCCGGTAATGCAGTTACAGCAAAAAGCCGTCTACGCGCTGATGGATAAAGGGCTGCAAGCGTCGCGCTTTCTGTTTAGCGAATTAACCCCGGATGAGGCACCTTTCGGCGTCTGGGGGCTGGAACAGAAACAACAGGCAATAGCCTCACCGCTGCTCATGGACTGGTCGGCGCTGTCATCGGGCAACGCATCAGGTGCGGTAACGCGCGAGGCGGCCAACCTTAACCAGACGACGCATATCAATGTCTACGGCACAGGCGATGCGGCCCGTCTGGGTGAGGAGGTTGCCCGGCAGATGAATGACGTTAATGGTCGCCTGGTTCAGACCCTGACTACGGGGGTACGCTAATGGATTTTCTTTCAACCTTGCTTCGTAACAATCAACGGCGTATCGGCGTGCTGGTGCCGGATGTGGTAATTTCGGAAAGCCACAAGGACACGCTTAACGTCACTTCGCACCCGGTAGAATTTGGCGCGGCGATTGCCGATCACGCCTGGCGCTCTCCTGCAACGCTGATTATGAAATGCGGCTTCGGTAGCGGCGGCGCGTTGCTGGATTTTGCGAGCGATGCCACAGCGTGGCGTCAGCTCGGCAAAGGACCGCAGGAGATCTACCTGGCGTTACGGGATCTGCTCGATCCGCCGGAACTGCTGGATGTCGTCACAGGCAAGCGTATTTATCAGAACATGCTGCTGACCAGTATAGATGTGATGACCGATGCTACCACCGAGTATGTTCTCTCCTGCACGCTGACGTTGACCGAGGTAATCATTTCGCACCGGGAAAATGTGCAGGTGGCGACAAAGTCGCAAATGAAAAGTGGCGTCTTGACGACCGGCGTGACTAACAGCGGCGTTAAATCGACGGTGCCGGTCAGCGCAGGCCGCCTGAGCGCGGTAAAAGGAGGGTAAATGGCGATATATGAAATTCCGCTCACGCCAGATAATCAGCGCTTTTCTATCGATCTCAACGGTTCAACCTACCAGTTGCGGCTTATCTGGCGAGATAGCGCCTGGATAATGGACATTAAGGATAGCGCCGGGCAAAGGTTGTTATCCGGGCTGCCTCTATTGCCGGGCGAGGATTTGCTGGCGCAGCACAGTCATCTGGCGTTTGGCTTTGCGCTGCATGTCATCAGCGATGACGACACTCCACCCGGAAAAGAGACGCTCGGTGTCACCAGCCATCTCTACTTGCTGACGGAGCCGATATGACACGGAACTGGATGCGTGAATTTGAGCTGCAATTGCTGACGGAGGAAGGGCGCGGGTTACAGCTTAATGATTTTAAATTGGAATTTATGGTGAGCAGTAAAGCGACGGCAGCGACGTCTGTCGCCAGTGTCACTATTTACAATCTGCACCCGGATACCCGCAACCGGATTCTGCTCAGAGAGTTTAGCCAAATCAGAGTGTTTGCCGGTTATCAGGCTTATGACGGCGCGCCAGGCAGTGGGCTGATTTTCACCGGTGACATCCGGTTTACGCTAACCGGTAAAACGGCGCAGGTCGACAGCTGGGTGAAAATTCAGGCGGTAAGTGGCCATCAGGCGTATCTCTACGCTACCGTAGAGAAAACGCTGGCGGCGGGATATCGCGTTCGCGATGTGCACCAACTGGCGGCGCAGAGCTTTGGTCAGTACGGCATCTCACCGGGCGTAACCGGCACTATGCCTGATATGGCGTTTCCGCGTGGTCGCACCCTGTGGCTTGCGGCGCGTCAGGTTATGGAGAACGTGGCGGGCCAGTGCGACGCCACATGGCAACTGAACGACGAGCAGTTGCAAATGGTGCCGGAGACGAATTACGTGCATGAGGCAGTGTTGCTTAACAGCCGCACTGGACTGCTTGGCACGGCGCAGCAGACCCTGAAAGACGGCGTTGACGTGCGATGTCTGATTAACCCGAACATCCGTCTAAACGGACTCGTCCAGCTCGACCAAGCGTCAGTGCAGCGCATTGCGTATGAAGACGCGACGCTCGTCACTAGCGAAGGACCGCTTCGTGAAGTTGAGCGCGACGGCGTTATCACTCGCGACGGCGCTTTCACAAAACTGGTCACTCAGCCCGTCGCGCTTGCCGCCGACGGCGTGTATATCGTCAAGGCTATCGAATGGCATGGAGATACCCGAGGCCAGGACTGGTATATGAAACTGACGTGCGAGCCGCGCGGCGCGCGTAAACTGCAAAACGACTAGCCCTGTCAGCGCCTTTCTTTTTTCCTCTTTCCTTTTCTCGCCGTTCGCCTGTGGGCGGCGGTGCCAGGAGTCTTTATGCCCGTTTCAACAAAGGCGCGGCTCGGCGGCCAGCAGGAATTTGCCGCCGCGCTGGCGCACCATGTCAGCGCCGGGTTGCGCGTGGCGCTACCCGGTATTATTCAGTCTTTTAATCCGCTGGCAGTGACCTGCGTGGTACAACCCGCGATTCTCGGCAAACGCAGTGACATTGACGGCAGTGAACGCAGCGTAAGGCTGCCGCTACTGGTGGATGTGCCGGTAGTATTCCCGCGTGGTGGCGGCTGTACGCTGACGTTCCCGGTCGCGGCTGGCGATGAATGTCTGGTGATATTCGCTGACCGCTGTATCGATTTCTGGTGGCAGAGCGGAGGCGTCCAGGAGCCCGTCGATCCGCGTATGCACGATCTTTCCGATGCCTTCGCACTGGTGGGGCCGATGTCGCAAAGGCGCAAAATTAGCGCTATTAGCACCAGCGCGGTGCAGTTGCGTACCGATGACGGCGCGGCGGTCATTGAGCTCGCTGCCGGACATGACATCACACTGCGTACGCCCGGCAGGCTTACCGCCAGCGCCCAGGGTGGCACAGTAATTACATCGCCCTCCATCACCCTCAACGGAAACGTAACCATCAATGGCAGTCTGACCCAGGGCATGGGCGACAACGGCGGCGGCGCGACGTTAAAAGGCCCCGTCAACGTGCAAACTGATGTCAGGGCCGCAGGCATCAGCCTTATCAGCCACACGCATCCGGGCGTGCAGTCTGGCGGCAGCAACACGGGGAGGGCGCAATGAGATACCGACGTGAAGACAGCGAAGGCGATTATACCTTTGGGCGAGGTGAAAATACCTGGCTTGTGCGTTCGCCACAAGCCGTCGCCCAGGCGGTGAAAACTCGCTTTGAACTCTGGTCCGGGGAGTGGTTCCTCGACACCACGCAGGGCACGCCCTGGCGCCAGAATGTGCTCGGCAAACAGAAACCAGAGATTTATCAGCTCGCCATTCAGGCGCGCATTCTGGAAACACCCGGTGTAAAAGCGCTCCTCTCTTTTAACTCAACGGTGGATACCGCCACGCGGCGCGTTTCATTTTTCGCCGAGATCGACACCGTCTATGGCACCACCACACTCACCGCGGAGGCGTAATGCCGCTGAATATCGATACGCTGGGGCTGGCCATGCAGGTCACTCCGGAAGGTCCGGTTGCGCCTGATTATCAGACCATCCTCGCGACCCTCATTCGTTATTTTCGCCAGATTTATGGTGAAGATGCATACCTTGAACCTGACAGCAAAGACGGCCAGTTGGTGGCGCTGCTGGCACTCGCTATACACGATGACAACAACGCGGCGCTTGCCGTCTATAACGCCTTTTCGCCAGCGACGGCGATGGGGCAGGGGCTCTCGTCAAATGTCAAAATCAACGGCATTCGCCGTCATGGTGCGACGCATTCTACCGTTGATGTGCTGATCACCGGCGAGCCAGGAACGATTATCACGGCGGGTCTGATGCGAGATGCCAACGGCGTACAGTGGGCGCTGGCGCAAACCATCACGATTCCGGTGAGCCGCAGCGGCCTGTTTACGGCTATCTGTACCGAAGCGGGGCCTGTTGTCGCACCGCCGGGAACTGTCAGTCAGATAGCGACGCCCACGCGCGGCTGGACATCGGTAACGAATCCGCAGACTGCCATCATCGGCGTCGCCGCTGAAACGGACGCGCAGCTGCGTAAAAGGCAGACGCAGAGCGTGGCGCTGGCATCCCTGACTCCATTCGATGCGCTCGACGGAGCGATCGCTAATATTCATGGCGTGAGCCGCCATAAGCTTTATGAAAATGACACGGGTAGTACTGACGCGAACGGCCTGCTCCCACACGCGATTTGCGCCATTGTCGAAGGAGGCGATGTCACTGAGATTGCGCAGGTGATCCGCGGCAAAAAAGGGCAGGGCGTTGCGACTGCGGGTGCGCTGGCGGTCAACGTGGCAGATCTGTATGGCTACCCGCACGTTATTCACTTTTCACGTCCAACGCTTGTGTCTGTTCAGGTCAACATCCGTCTCAAAGCGTTTATGGGCTATACCACAGAAATCGGGGCGCAGATCAAAACGGCCGTAGCGGATTACATTAATTCGCTCTCCATCGGCGATGACGTGCTTTTAAGCCGGGTCTACTCGCCAGCCAATCTCGGCGTAGTGAGTGGTGGCAACGCGCGCTACTACGACATTACCGCGCTGACGCTTGGCCGCACGACAGCGACGCTTGCGGCAGCGAATATCAATATCGCTTATGACGAAGCGGCGTATTGCTCGCCTGACAACATTATCCTGGTGGCTACGGCATGAGTAAATACACGGAACTTATTACCAACTATCACGCCACGAAGCCGCGTTATTTCGACAGCGTCGATCTCGCCACCCGCCACTTTGTGGATTCCGCTGCGACGGTGCAGGGGCTGGTTGAGGCGTTTGATATCGACAGTGCGACGGGCGTTCAGCTCGATATTTTGGGCCAGTGGATTGGCCGCTCCCGGTACGTGAAAGAGCCTATTAAGGATATCTATTTCAGCTGGGACGATGACGGGCCGGGCTATGACCGCGGCGTCTGGCAGGGGCCGTTTGATCCGGATGACGGTTTTACGGCGCTCAGTGACGAAACTTACCGCGTGATCCTGCGCGCTAAAATCGCGATCAACCAGTGGAACGGTCAGAACGATTCGCTACCCGCAATTCTCAACGCCGCAACGTTGGGCTCTGGCCTGGGTATGCAGATTATCGACCATCAGGACATGACGGTGTCGGTGCTGATTTTTCCGCAAACCTCGCTGGAGAGCGTTTCGCTTGAGCTTATTGCGGCTATCCGGATGGGGTATTTAACGGTAAAAGCCGCCGGGGTGTGGTCCGGCGACATTCTCGCGCCGTCCGTCGGGACGCGCTTCTTTGGATTTGATATGGACAACCAGTACATTGCCGGCTTTGACGATGGCGCATGGGGGACAAAACTGTAATGGCTAAAAATGATTTTAAACCGTTCGCAACGAGCGCAGGTGCAAACGTGACCTCGCAGGCGGACTGGGAAACGTTGCCCGCCCTGAGTCAGGGCTTTACCAGCGGCAAAGCCGCTTCGGCGCAAGTTAATAAAGCGATTCGGCAGTCGTCGTTTATCGCCTCCGCGCTGGCGCAATTTATTGCTGACCAGACCGGTGCTGACGTCCTCGACAACGGCAATGTGTCTGCCTTCCAGGTATTACTTAAACAGGGGCTGGCGAAACAATATCTCTCGCGCCTGAACCCGTTCGACGATATTAAAAGTGACGGTGCTGTAGCGCAGACAAAAGCACTGGAAAACCTGGGTTTGGGGGATGGCTCTGCACTGCCTGTAGGCGTTCCGGTGCCATGGCCGACAGCCTCGGCACCTGCGGGATGGCTTAAGTGTAACGGTGCCGCGTTTACCGCCGCCCAGTACCCCAAACTGGCATTAGTTTATCCTGGCTTGAAATTACCAGATTTACGCGGCGAGTTTATTCGCGGCTGGGATGACGGGCGCGGGGTTGATAGCGGGCGTGCATTGCTCTCTACACAAAATGGATTGTCTTACGATCATCGTCATTATTTACCAACCCAATCTGGTTCAGCTGGTGATGGTGTCATGACGGCAGTCTTTACTGATTTAACCGACGCAATAAGTTATTATCCTGAAGGTTATAACACTTATAACCCGAATCCGGCTACCAATACAATTTTACAGACCTATACAGCCAAAGCCTATTCTGGCTCAGATAAATTTGGTAATGAATCCCGTCCCCGCAATATTGCCTTTAATTACATCGTGAGGGCAGCATAATGGATAACGTAGCACTGGATAATAATGGCCTGGCAATAACGTCCGGCTCGCGGGTCGTTTATAACTATGATGCATCGACAGGCGAATATCTCGACTCAAATGAAGAGTATTTACAGCAGGGCGTCGGTTTACCCGCAAATAGCTGTGCCGTTGCTCCGCCTTCTGTTGAAGCTGGGAGCACGGCGTTATATCAAAATGGACGCTGGCAAATTGTCGCTGACCACCGCGGCGAAACGGTCTATTCGATAAAAGACGGCACGGCGGTGGAAATTACCGCCCCCGGGGATTACCCTGCCGATACCACGCTTCTTAAACCCTCTACCCCTTATGATGTCTGGAACGGCAAGGCCTGGATAACAGATGTTCAGGCACAACATGCTGCGCAGAATAAAGCCGCAGAGCAGGAGAGACAGTCGTTATTGTCAGCGGCACAATCGTCCATCAGCATCTGGCAATCAAAACTGCTGTTAGGGCGTATCAGCGATAGCGAAAAAGCAAGACTGAATAGCTGGCTGGATTATATCGATGCATTACAGGCTATTGATATTTCTGTAGCACCCAATATTACATGGCCTTATGTTCCGTCAGTATAA